CTCAATTGCGCCGGTATCCGTTTGACGATAGCCAACAGGGATACGCCCTAAATCTTGACCACGTAATGTTATATCCTGACCACGTCTAGTTAAATCAGCCGTTTGTTGTTGCGCTGCACTAATTGTCATTTGTTCTAAACGTTTTGCTGCATTAGCGCCTAACTGTAAAAATGTTTGACGACGTTGTTCTATAGGCATATTAGCTACTTGTGCAAACAATGACTCGGCTTGTTGCGGCGTCATTTCTTTTCTTAAAATGCTATCTTCTAAATATGCTCTAATGTTGTTGTCAGACGGATTAAACGCTAAATCAGACGTGCGTTCACGGCTACGTTCTAAATCTTGTTTACTAATCTCGCCCGTTAATTTTTTAGTTTCAAGCCCTGCTTTTTCTTGTTCGGCTAACAGTTTGCCGTAGCCTAAGCCAGTCTTACCAAACTGTGACAATTGAGCGCGGGTTTCAGGTTTAGTTAAATCGGCGCCACGTAAAAAATTACGCACTTCTTGTTCTTCTTGCACTCCACGTTGAAGTTCTTGCATTTTTAACGCATTAACGCCAATTTCTTGGGCGCGAGCCGTCGCTACAAGCGGGTCTTGAATTTGAGGCATCCGAAAGCCTAATGCAATGTTTGGATCAATTTGTGCCATAGTTAATCCTTAGTAATTTAAGCCAGGGCCGTAATATCCTGCCGATGGCCCAGCCATTTGTTGAGGCATTAAACGATTCATAAGCTGTTGGTTTTGATAGAAATTAATGCCTTGACCTAAACCACCAACAATAGCGTTAGCAGCGCCAATTTGACCAGCAGCGGCAGCATTACCACCACCAATAATGTTAGAACCAAGTTGTCGTCCTAATTCACCTGCTTGACCGCCCAATACGTTAGCGCTTGTTTGCGCTGTGCCAGCCAAAGCTTGATATGGATTGAGCGTACCTGCACGTTCAGCTTGATAGCGGTTAAAGGCGTTTTGATACTCTTGTGACGCTAGGTCTTGCCCGTAGCGCTGCGTGCCTTTTAGGGTTGCGCCTGACAATAGACCGCCTCTAGCCGCAGCCGAGCGCTCTAAGGCTTTCATACCTTCAGACATACGAAAAGCGTAGCCTGGGTCGGCGGTAAACTTATCCATGCCAAATTCAGCCGTAGCGTATTTGCCAAAGCCAGGAGCCGTTTTATCTTCACCAAGTCCTAGCAACTGTAATAGCCGATTTTGACCTTTAAGACCAGCTTGTCTAAATGGCTCTTGCAATTCAACTTGACGCTCAAACATAGCGCGTTGCGCGTCTGACGCTTGTGCAGCGGCTCGTTCTTGAGATGCAGCCGCGCCCCGTGAAGCACTTGCGCCAATAAGCGAACTGCCTACGGTAACGGCGCCTATGACACCTGTAACTGGATCAGGCATTTTTAAACTCCTTTATATAATCCTCGTATGTTTCACCATACAACCCTAAAACAATATGGGCGTTTTGCGCCGCAAATACAGGGCCGTGACACAACTGCACCACGGCTAACACAATATCGTAATACCCTGCTCGCCATACGTATGACTTAGCGTCGGCGTTGCCTGATCGTTCTACCGTATCAGATGCTTGCCATTTTAGTATATTTAACCCAACTGTAGAAGATAAGCAATAGGCGTTAGCGGTATAAAAGGGGTTTTGTTGCATACCAACTAAAGTATTCCAGATTAACAGGTTTAAGTCTTTGCGGTCTACTGCGTCATTATCGGCAAAATCATCAAACACTTGAAACGCATGAAACAGGTCTAACAACCATTTAACGGCGTCTACAGGCAAAAATAACCCTTCGGTTAAGTTTTTTCCTAACGATTCAAGATGCTGTTGCATTAGCTTGTAATTTCTCTGCCGTTTGACCGAATCGTAATAGACGTACCCGTACTAGCAATGGTGGATATAAACCCACCTGCTGCTAGTGCTGCGCCTACAATCTCAGGAAACGTGTATGTTTCGCTTGGCTGTAAGGACTTGGTCTTAACAATCAAGTTGTCATTGCCTGCGGTGCCAGCGAGCGTAACCAAATTGACGCTGATGGTACGGGCGGCGGTGTCGTAGTTGGTCGCCGTAAACTTGTCAATAATGGTTGTTACGCCATTGGCGGTGTACTGGGTAACTTGCGTTCCTTCAGCAATTTTGGCGGGGATTAGAACTCTTACGGTAACGGTCATGTTGATGCTCCTTCGATATTGTTTGCAACGGTAAGGATAATAGATGGTATGGCAGGGACAGGCGCAGCGGCAGCAAACGCCGCAATTTCAACGCTAAGAGTGGATACCGAAAACATTATCTCTACGTAATCACCTGATTTTAAGTCAAAAAAGTAATTTAACGAGGAAAAAATTTCATGGTTATTACCTTGAATTTGTATGTAACTAGCGCTGTTAGGTACGTCCACGCCGTTAAGCCTAAACCAAATATAAAAGTTGCCTACGCCGCCGCTAGTCTTATCTAGCTGAAACGACATATCGTAGTTGTATATGCCTTCGTTATCTACGTAGATACGGGATGTTGGCGTACCAATGTACACGCCGTTGCTTAAATCGGTGCTGTTAAACGTAATGGCTTTAGCCGTATTTATAACGGTAGCTGTCTGCGTGGTGGTGTCATAGAACGACCCGTACCGAGCGCGTTTTAATTGAGGTGTTGTTGGGGGCGCAACCGCTAAAGCTTGCACATCCGTAGACAGGTTCATAATTTGTGCCTGTAAAGCATTAGTTGCTGCTTCAGCACTCAGTTCAGCGGTTTGCACCTGCTTCTGTAGCTCGGCAATCTGCGCTAGTAAGCCGTCTTGGGATGGGCTAGTGGCAAATCCTTGGATCTTAACGTCGGTGGAGTTGTTGATCTCGTCCACCGTAGCAAACGGTGGCCCAACCTGCAAATCTTCAAGGCTAGTTGGATTACTACCCCCACCTGTTAAGTTAAACAAGTTAAAAAAGAACCGATACCACTCACGGGATAATAGCCCTGTAGCGGGATCCGTCAGCGGCGTACGCGGCGCTGGGATGGACGTGATGTTTAACGGGCTAGGCACGGGTTGGGCTTAATAACAATTCAGCGCCAACAATGGCAATCTTGACAGGATCGGTGCCTGACACCTCGTACACTCGGTCACGCAGTTTCATCGTCATGCCAAGCCGACGCCAAAAGACACGGCGGCCATATTGACCAATGCGCCCCATTGACGCCCAATGTTCGTTTGACCAAGTATGACCGCCGTCATCTGACCAACGCAACATGACTTCAGGGTCATAACCAACCGCCGCTGGATACGCGGTTGTTGATAAAATCATTGGCGGTACAAACGGTACAGGGTAATCAGGTTGGTTAGCTATTAACGCAAAACCATCATTACTTTCTGTAGTTAACTCAACGCCAGTTTCAGTAGAAACAATTTTTTGTACATATTCAGCAATAAGTTCTAGCCCATTTTCGGTAGTTAAATCTTGCGCTTCATACGCGGGGTATAAGTTAAGCCCCACGCCTGTTTCGCAGTCTAGCTGTAGACTGTGTTGGGCAGTACGGCGTAAGTTGTTCTGACCGCTTGGGATCGGACGCCATGAGCGTAGCCATTTTTGCGGCGCGTTATTATCTGCATAGACATCTAAATCGTAAGCGTACAAGTTGCCGTTCTCGTAATCCCCCAAAATGATTTCGCTATTAAACGCTACTTGGCAGTTTGGGCGGTAACGCACAAAGTTGCCGTTTGACCAGCCTGCACGCTCATGCCACGACTGGGTTGACACATCGTACACCCACGTCTTTTGTACGGTGGGGAATGTCAACACATAGAAGCTATGGCCGTCTTGCTGATAGGTGTAAGCGATAGCGTTGCTAATATCGCCATACTGCTGGATCTGCCACTCAATTGAGTGATTAGACGCGCGTACGCCTGTATATCCATTATTGCGGTAAACGATGCCACGACCCCGAGCGTCTTGCCCTAGCCAAAATATTGAGTTGTCAAGTTTGGCAACCGAGAATGGTGCAACGCAACCGATCTCATTAGACGCGCCTTGGATACGAGCCAAAGGAAAGTCAGCCGTGCCAGCGTCATACCAAACTTCGATCGAGTTGGTGCCAAATAACCACGCTTCACGATTATTGACGATTAAAGCAACTAAACCATCGGGTGAACCTTCTGCACTAGCAAAGTCCAATGGATCAACCTGTGTGCCTTCTAATAGGCTAGTGACCCATACCTTTTGGCTATTTGGCTCGTTAAAAACAAAATACCCATCAAGGTAACTAACGGTAACTGCGCCGGGAAAATCAGGATCCGTAATCTGTTGAAAAACGTTGGTTTGAGAGTTGTATATGTAGCTTGGGCCATTGGCGGCCACAAACAACTGCGTACCGTTATCGGACATGGATACTTGCCCTGTACCAGCAATCGTGCCTAATGCGGTTGCGGTGTATGAGCTATTAATTTTGTATAGGGTATTTCCTGATACGGCGTACGTAAATCCTTCAAACGACCACAAGCCGCGCACAGGGCCAGTACCAACCGTAGTTAATAAACTCAAGCCTGGAGCGCGGTTTAAAAAGCCTGCTTCTTTACCCTCGTTAGGGATAACTTCAGGAAACAAGTTAACCATGCGGTTGTCTGCCGCATTAACGCTACGGGCTACATAAGCTTGGCCTAAAATTGGCGTTTTCATGCTTTACGCAACCACAGCGCCGCGGAAACCAATAACCCACCAATCAGCGCCAATAAACTGAAGGGTAACTGAATCACCAACAGCATTAAACGTAATAGTAGTTGCGCTACCAAGATTGGTAGGTGTTAAAACGCCCGTGTCACCACCCGCAGCTTCAGCAACGTAAACAATTGTTTTAATTTGGCCTGCTACGCCGTCGGCTAAAGTTAACGCATTGCCTGCACCTGTAGAAGTAAACGCAGTAGCTAAGGCGGTAATATTTACGGCGCCTGGGCCTGATAAAGCTTGAACTGTTGCGCTTGCACCAGTGCCACCGTTAATTACTGGTAAAGCGCCTGTTACGCCAGTTGTAAGGGGAAGCCCTGTGCAAGTTGTTAACGTGCCAGATTGAGGCGTTCCAAGAATAGGAGTTACCAACGTAGGACTTGTAGCAAACACTAACGCGCCTGTACCTGTTTCGTCCGTCACAGCCGTACGCAAATTAGCGCTAGAAGGTGTGGCTAAAAATGTCGCAACGCCTGCGCCAAGCCCACTAATGCCTGTAGTTAAGGGTAAACCCGTACAGTTTGTTAGCGTGCCAGATTGGGGTGTGCCAAGAGTAGGGGTAACTAAAGCACTGTTAGTAAACAAAGCTGTCATAGAAAGCTGTTTGGTAGTGCTAGTAGACGCTTGAACAATTGGCAATACATCTGCACCCGCTTGCGAAACGGCAACTGGTAATGAAGAAATAGCAATGGTTGTCATAATATATCCTTAATAATTAATAATTACCTGCATAAATGTTAAACCGCTGACGTGTGCCAACCAAACTGTACGGCAGAGCCATGATGTCATCTGGGTTGTTAATACGCTTCAGATTGCGTTTAGAGGTCATAGCGACGCGCATTACGTTAGTGGGTGGCTCGATACCAAACTCGGTTGCGATCTCGCAGGCAAGGCTGTATTTGAACGCCCGTAGGTAGCCAGGGGGCATGGTAATGTCAGTTGATAGACTTGGCACTTCCATGA